TGCATACTTTTTTACTTCGCGCTCTAGAATCCCTTGGGGATACATGCGGCCATTGCCGTTTTCGCACTCGGCTTCTTGAAGTTTGCCTGAAAGCATCATACCACCTTCGCGAACAAACCTCTTCTCCGCTTCCGTCAGTAAATCCTGACAGACGCCGCCTTCGCATAGTTCATAGTATTCTCGGAGAAGTTGGGGCATTGTTCGTTTAAAACTCCTCTTCCTTCTCCTTGACTTGGGCTGTAAGTGGTGCCAGTATGCCCTGAAGCATTTGGAGAGTGAGCCGCGGCGATCCTGATGCGCTCAAGTGGTCCGCGACAAGTCTTTGAATTTGCTTTTCAGTTTGCACCATGTCCGCAGCGCCGCCATGGCCAGCCATCTTCTGCACGGCAGCCTTCCCGGCGCCGGCGAAGCCTCGTAGGGCTGTACCGAAGCCCTCTTCAAGCTCTTGCGCGTGACCACACGACTCACAACGATTCACTGTCTCGTTCAAGAAGTATCTCGGATCAATTCTTTTTGTATTCTTTCTACGTGTCATAATATTATTCCTTTAAAATAGTCAACTGCCGGAGCAGCAACGTCGAACTGGTTGGATCATCCATTTTTTCATGATTGCTCACCTCCTTTGTGAATCTTAAATCTGATTCCATAATCTTCGACCAACATACTTAAAAAGTATGATGTTCCAGCACTGATACAGCCGCACATAAACGCAGTTACTGCACCTGAACCAAAACTAAATAGTTCAGTATATGGACTTACGCCCCAAAGAAACACCCCAACCCAAAATCCCATACACAAATGACAATGGAACAAACGGCCGAAGCCCCACATCGATTTGCAAGCTGGGCGGATCTTATTAAAGATGTGGCCGTGGACTATAATGAATGTCATGCCATAAGCGGCAAGTATAAAATGTATTAATTCCATTTAGTATCGGTAGCGTAACGGATAGTAATAATACCCAGGACGCATAGATCCCTTCTCCGCATATTGCGGGACTTCTCCGTATTCCGTAGAATCTTGGTCGTCGGGGTGAGTATACATGTCTTCGAGCTCTTTTTCGTATTCATCTGCAATGCGTTCGGTGCCGGCTTCGTGCTGTATAAATTCAGAAATCACAAAAACAGCCGCCTGAAGAGCGTTGATTTGTTCGTTGGAAAAAAGGGCTGCCTCTAAGGAACGAAAGATATTTCCTCCCTGAATGCTGCTGCGATCTACAACGCCTTTATCTGAGAGCATCTCCAAAAGGCGATTCTGATAATCATAAACATCTTCTGTGGCTGTCGTTTTGGGGAAGGTTACAACTTTCATTTGTTCGGGCATTACCGCAATATCAATCTTTTTATGATCCATGATAAGCAGAGATCCATCAAGCGCTTTACGAGCGTTGAGTTCTACGGTTGCTTGCGGACCTCCAATCTTAATCTTAAGCATTTAGGGTAAGCTCCTGCACCAATTCTTGTGTCTGTAAAACCTTGTTAAGACGAGCCTCAGTAAGCTCGTGCTTACGAAATCCGTCTAGGTACTCCACAACTTTATTTACTTTTTGCGAGATGAGGGGTTCCAACTCGGCTTCGGCCGCTTCACTAAGTAAGCCCTTAAGCCTGTATATTTCTTCATTGAGGTAGAGCCGTAGCTCAAACCCATCATCTGCAAAACTTGTAACATAGAGATTGAGCAACTCTTTTTGCTCCCGTAATAGATCGCCGTATTTGTCGTTAAACTTTTTAATGAACGATCGATATGTTAAATTATCAATTGATTTTAAATTACGATGTGTTGCCGAGGACTTCTGCGACATATGGTCAACAAGAGCTTGTTCAAATAAAACTTTTTGTTTTACCGAAGATCTTTTATTAAAAATAGAACTTATAGAAGCCAACGTTTTAAAGTTAGGAACAAAATTAGACCAAACATGCTGACCTAAACTCTTATTAATGGCGGCGATAACTTGTGACTGAGCAGCAAACAAAATTTTGTCATTCACGTTGCTTCGCGCAGCTTTAGTTTCTTGCAAAAGCCTCTCCGCAACTGCAGGTTGAATATTTCGTGTTTCTAATATAGTGTTATACAGTTGCATCTCTGTATATAGAGTAGTTCCTTTTGCAAAATGTTTCTTAAGAATTCCCACAGCGGCCGCACTTCTCCTGTGTTTGTTACTCACCGTCGATTTTGTGACCTCTTTTACGAGCGCCTCATAAATAAAAGCCGTATTGCGTTTCTTATTATGTTTCATCCTTTTCTGCCTCTTTCTTATCTAATTGGCTTATAAGTCTACGTACATCCGCCGTGTTCTCAAGTAGCAATGCCTCATCTTTATTATAAATAGATCCATCATTCTCTTCTAGACTAACTAACGCTCTAAGATCAGGAAGACCCACTCGACCAACAGAGTGTCCTACCCGCGATCTATCGCGGCTGCGATATGTAACAGCTTCGGGAGCAGCGGTGCTGCGAAGGTTTCTGCGTCGGGGGCCTGGATTGTTCGTCCGGCGGCCGTCGGCACGGCCATCTTTCCTGTTATACTTGCGGCTTTTTTTGTAGTGGCTTGTATGCTTCGGATCATCCTCTCGGCGCGCGGGGGCGGTCAAAAGAGCCGATTCATCGCCGCCGCCCAGGTCTTCTCCGCCGCCCAGGTCTTCTCCGCCGCCGAGGTCTTCACCCCCGCCAAGGTCGCCCCCAAGGTCGCCCCCAAGGTCCCCACCAAGGCCACCGCCGCCGCCCATTTCTTCGGCTGCAGCCCCTTCGGCCACACCCTCAAGGGCTTGCTGATATTTCTTATCATAAAAACTTTCACGCTGATTGCGCAAGAACTCTTCGTCAGAGAGACCCAAAATATTTTTGGCAAGCCAGCGCTTACTATAAACTCCCTCAGGAACAGCATTAGCAATATCAAACTTTGTTCTCATATACTCAAGTTGCTGGAGTTCCGCCAAACGTGAAGGATTATTCAGAGCTAATTTAAAACTTACCAGGTCTTCGCCACGGAAACCTATAGTATATAAATGTACCACCGCAATCTTTTCAAGCTCTGAAATTAAAGCGCGCTGTAGCCTTTGGATTGTTCGCGCGAAACGAATATCCTTTTGGGCTAATGTGCTTTTATCTTCGTTATCTCCCTCAAGATTCGTAAGGTAAGACTGAGGGACCTTCAAGGCTGAGAAGAGCTTATCCCGCAAGTACTTTACATCTTCGATATCGTCAAGAGACTTGGCGCCGGGGAGAGATGTGATCTCCGACCCCACGCCCCCTCTCATGGGAATGAAGTAATCTTCTTCCAGCGACAAAGGATTATAGCGCAGATCCACTCTTCCGGTGTTGGCGTTAATCATTTGGTTTCGCTTCATTTCGGTTTTAACCTTTTCCATATATTGAGGAACATCTTGAGGTGGGATGTTGCCCACATCAATTTTGAAAACCCGACGTTCGGGAGCTCGAACGACTCGGTAGGCAATCATGGCATCCTCTAAAAGCACAAGCTGTCTCCAAATCCGACGACCCGGATCTAAAACAGAGGTGCCGTAGGGGCTATATTTATCATTACCTAGAATCCGGAAGTGTGCGACCTGCCAATCCTCAAAAGTCATACCGGCGCCGTTCCACTGGAACTGCACATAGTTTGGATTTGTGGGGTCTTGTCCCTCTAGCCGTTCAATCTCTTGCGCCGGCAAACCAATAACCGATTTTACCCCCATCTGTTCATCAACATCTAGGTATAGATAGAAATCTCCATACTTGCACATAGACCGAGCCCAGCCAAAGCAATTAAACTCAAGGTTTAATGCATCATAAAAAAGAGCTTCCAAGATTGTTTTAATTTCTAGGTTGAGGCAGTCGATTGTTAGGAGCTTATCGTATTCGTTCGAGGTGGTCATCTCATCAGCGTAGATATCAACGGCCGAAGCGATCTCGGGCATAAACTCCATCTGATCAAAATCTTGATACCTCTCTCCGCGATTCTGACTCCGCATTGCATGCGAAGATAAAATATTATAATTCTGAGAGAGGTTGTCGCTAGCGCGCTTAAACTCTTGGCCGCTCAAAGAACGGAATTTATAACGATATTTATCTAAAGAATTGCGGCGCTCTTGCCGTGCGATTTGTGCACGGTAATTTACAATAGGGCCCGAAAATAATCTTGTGAGTCTCTTAAATAATGGAGAGTCAGGATTTCGAGTATTGTTTCCTTTTTTTGCTGCCATGAGTTATCCTTTTATTAAAGCTATGTATTGTTCATTATACATTGCCGCGGCGGTGCCTTGCTGTGTTTCTTTAGTTATCTTATGTTCGCGCTGACCTGGAATTGTAGTGGAGAGCGTAGTGTGGGATGTCGAGATGGAAGACAGAAACTGTTTGCTGTACTCTACACCCTTTTGGCTCTCTACGATCACCGTGTCGCGGACCCAGCATCCAATTGCAAACGAGATAACCAGATCATCATTATAGCTCCTCATTGCTTCCGGCCGGCCGTTGTGCCAAATAAATGTTTTCATCTCAGCCAGAAGTCGGTTTGAATTAATTTTAATTAGTTTATTTCTCATAAACTCTTCCATCTTGGCCACGATAAGGGGCCGCGTTTTAGAGGAGGTGGTAAACCCGGGGATTGCATTTGTTTGCCATTGAGCTGTAATAGGGTCCACGTATTGATGATCGCCTTTAGTAGAATGATATAAGTTAGGATACCCTTTATCTATCAAGTTTTTAAGTACTGCGTAGCCTATGTTGTTGTTTTCTATAACCAACATAGGATTCCCGTACTCCGCAGCCACATTATATAGGATATCCGCGAACTCGTCGGGGTTCGGTTTCCCCACATACTCGGCAACAACCTCCAATGATTCAAGTTCAAATATGTGGAAAGCGCTATTATCCTTGCCGTCGCCTCGCGCAACGTCTGCCACGATGAGGTGAGGCTTCTCGGGGTCATATCGCTTCCAGATCCAGTAGTTCCTATCGAATCCGGTGCGGTATTCGGGAGACGCGACTCTCTCTAGATACCACTGTAAGTCGTCAGGATGGATAACCGTCTCGCCAGAAACGTTGAAGTTGCACTGAAGCTCTTGAGCAATCTGGCGCTTAGACATGTTCATGGTTTCTTTTTCAAACCAAGCTTTGTCGCGATCTGGATGCCTATCCCACATCAGCGTGGTCATATAAAAATCATTGGTGCCGGTCTCGGCCTCGATGCACGTTTGGTGAAACCAGTTACCAACACCATTAGGTGTCGAAAGCGCAATGCACCGACCCCCTGTCGACAGGGTGGGATATAGAGCAGCCCACAACTCACCGAGCTTTTCAACGTGAGCAGCCTCATCGACTACCAATAAAGAAAGGGCTTCAGAACGACCTGTATCGCCGGATGTTGATGCGGCTTTAATTTGTGATCCGTTCGAAAGTTCAAATGAAGTCCGATTATCTACTATGATCTTAGAAATTTGCATCCAATCGGGAAGATTTTTAATAATAGCTTTAACTTTTCGAACGAGATTGGTGGCTGTTTGCAGCTTGGTGGCCACAATAAGTATGTTTTTATCGCGATGAAAAAGCATTAACCATCCGATATAGGCAGCAGTGATAGTGGAGATGCCCAGCTGCCGGGCCTTCAGGATAACATTAAAGCGATAATCGTTATAATCTTTTAGTAACTGGTTCTGATAGTCAAACGCCTTAAACGAAATTAAGCCTCGCTGAGGGTGGGAGATGCGGCAATAGCTAGTCGTGAAATGCACCGGGTCTTTCCCGGCTTTAACGACTTCCCTTAGTATCTCCTCCTTTGTAAGAGCATTTGACATATCACCCCTTAGCTGCCTTTACCTGGGTTGACCCAGCCCGCCTTAGGGGTTCGCTTTTTGCCGGGGCCCAGGGATAGCCACGCTTTTATTGATTTATCTAAACGGTCCTCAGAAGACGATCGATCTACTTCATCAACATCTTTGAGGCCGCCGATTTTATAATCGCAAAAGGCCTGAACATCCGTGCGGTAGTTAGACATACGTTGAACTAAGATATTATGCTCCCCATCTATAGTAAGAGTGAGGGTGTCGCCAGTAATTGCTTTGTATTCCTTCTTTAAAAATTTAACAATATCCTTAAGCGTTGAAATAATAGAATTCTCAAAACCTTTGTCTTTTACATCTTGAAGTCGAACTTCTGACTGATAAGTAATGCGTAAGATTGGACCCAGGATTCTCACCTTGAAGCCATCTATCACCCGGCGGTCTAAAATAGGATCGCCCTCTTCGCGTGATAAGCCCACTTCTGCATCAGAGCCGTCGTACGCATTTGCAGCGGCCTGGTTGATTCCTTTAATAATATCGTATACTGTTGCCATTTTTTATTCCTCTGTTACGGAGCCGGCCAAGTCAGCCATAGCTCCTCCTGCAGCGCCCCCTTCTTCCTCGCCACCAAGTACTTTAGCTAACATGGGAGCAAGTGCTTTAGATAAAATTTCCATAATCTTGGGGTTCTCAATTATAAATTCTACAACTTTGGGAGCTATCGACGCCAGCATGCCTTCAGATAATGGATAACTTTCTTGCAGCTGTTCCTCGGCCTCGATTCCATGAACCTCTTCCAAGATAATCTCTTTCAATCTTGATTTGGTGACTCTCATTATCGCTTTCCTATATAGGCATACTCTTGCGCAAC